GTGCAGGCGATTTTCCAATTCCACCGAGTACATCTCTGTCTCCCAACCTGTCACAGTCGGTCTTGGGGCGTCGTCAGTCATTTGATGCCCCAGCATCGTTCGCGGTGACTGCATATTCGACAACGCCAGTCCTCCGGATCGTCGAAGGCGCGCGGCAGCAATTCGCCAGCACGCGTTGCCTCGATGATGTTCACAGCGCGGTCGGACCATAGCTGCGCGCGCTCGGCGTCAAAGGGCACGAGGAAGTGCAGCCACTCGCAAGTATCCGCGTTCGTCACCGTGAATAGCGCGGGGTTGGCGATGTCGAGGTAGGCTTGATAGAGCGAGATTTGCGCGGCGTATTGCGGAAAGGTTTTCTCAAGCCCGGCGCGCTCGACCGCGCGCCAATTCTTGGCATTGACCGCCTTGTGTTCCCACACTAGCGGGTAAATCAGATAGGCGCCCGACAAATCGGGGCCGTGAATAATGATGCCATCGGCGTGGCCGCGGAACGCATCGCCCGCGGCGCTGAAGGCGAGCGCTTCGGGTGGCGCGAACTTAAAACCGGCGGAGATAAGCTGTTGGCGCGCGCGCTCTTCGAAATAGTGTCCGCGCCCGAAGATCTCGTGCGTCCTGGCTGCGAGCACGGGCTTGCACCACCAGTCGTACTGAATGCGGCGTGCGCACCCGTGTCCAATGATCGAGGCGCCAAGATAGGGGCGCGGCAATTCCGCCACCGTCGCCGCAGCGCGTTCGATTGCGTCATTGATGGCGCCGTTGATCGGTTCGAGCGCCAAATTTGCTCTATTGAGGTTGAGCACGAGAAGTCTCCGCAGCCGCATCGAGCTCGGCCAGGTAGATGTTCTCGCCCATCGCGCAGTTGAGACTGCTGAGGCGGCGCTCGATGTCTTCGAGGGCAGCACTGCAGCCACGACCGTGAGGTTGCGCGAGCGCGTCGTGGGCCAGGTTGCACAGGTGAAGGACCTCGGCACGATGCCTGCGTAGGAATTTCAGCAACGGCGGTTCGGCCTCACGCTGCGCGCGATAGGCGTCAGTCTCCTGGTGGGTCGCAAGGGTGAGCGGCCCGCCATCTGGTCCGGTAATGTCAGTAGCCATGATATGTATCCTCCTCTCGTCGTTGAGTTCCCCCAGCTCCATGAGCGGGCCACCCGCGGCGGCATTGACCTGACGCGCGATCGTGGCGACGCTCGATTGGCGGGTAATCCCCCTGTCGCTCAGGTCGCGCGCGATCACGGCCTTGCGGATCAGCGGCATCGCTTTGAGCAAGAACTCGATGATGGTCTCACGTGGCCACTGTGCGAGCGGTTTCGACCAATCGACGGTGTCCGTGCAGGCGTCAGCGAGCTCGGGCAGGATCGCTGCCACCGCACCACTATCCCACGGCTGCGGGTCGAGCGCGGTCATGCGGATCGTCTGCTCGCTGTCGAGCTGTTCTGCGGTTGCTTGTTGTGCGCGCTTGCTGATCCAGGCGAATAGCATCGCCGCGAGAATCCAGCCCCACTCAGTATCACTGAGCCGCCCCACCGGCGTGCCCGGCGGAATGGGGCCGTCCATCTGGACGACCCCGCGCATGGCTGTGATGGCGGCGGCAGTAGCGTCCCGCTGCCACTGATCTGCGAGCGCGGACAGCGAGACCTCACCGATGGTGTGGGTCTTCTTCTTCACGACGCCCACCCCGGTCGCGCGATGGGGGACGCGGTTCCGGTGGGCGCAGCTTGAGCCCCGCCGCCGCCGTTGAACGGCGGCAATTGCTCGACTGGGTGCCAGTCCCTCTTATCGGGCGTAACCACCCCCGCGAGGATGTTCTTGTCCGGCCAGTTCTCGCCGGAGCCGTCGTTCCTAGGCCTGCCCTTCTCGATGCCGATACGGCCGATGAAGCTCATGCCCTCGAACTGCTTGAGGTCGACCGTGCGGGCGGCACGCGCCTGCGGGCTCAGATCGTCGGGCTTGAGCCCGAGCGCGCTGTCCAGAATCGCCTTGAGCGTGCTGCGGTTGATGTCCGCGGACTTGGCGTGGCCATCGGTGGTGCCAGCCAGGATCCAGCGCTCGAACAGCTTGCGCCCCTTATACGGGCCGTCAACGATGGTAAGCTCACTGACGAGCATCTCGCAGCCGCCATCCTTCGAACGCGTGAGCAATCCGTCCTCACCGACATCGCCGGCGCGGATGTGAAGCACGAGCGTCGCGGTGGTGCCGTGCGGAATCACCTCGAACTGCGGCGGTGGAGCATCAGAATAATCATAGGCCATGGCGGGTCTCCTCTAGGTTTGGGCAGCACGCTGCTCGGGTGAAACGACGGTGAAGGGCTTTCGCTGACCGGGGCCGGTGAGCTTCTCGATCAGCGCGCCAAGGTTTGGCGGTTCGAGCTGTTCGAGCTTTCCGCTGCGATCTTTGGCGGGGTAGCCGAACGGATTGGGATTCGTGCACACGAACGCGCGCACCGGCTTGCGATCGCCGAAATCGACCCATTGCATGGTGATGATTTCATCGACGATGGCGGGCAGCTCACGTCCGGTCTTGCTGCCCTCGATCTGCGGCTGCCAAGTTGCGATGTTGAGATCGTCGACGACCCGCTCCAAAATTGCCACAAACACGACGGTCTTCTCGCGTGCGTGCTGGAGCTGGTTGAGCCAGCTGATCATGCTGCGTGCGTGCAATCCGTAAACCGCGCGCAAATCCTTGCGTCCGCGATCGGTGAAAGCCTCGGGCTGCTGTTCAGAATGGATGAAGCAAAGCCGAGCGGCGGCGGTCACACTATCGATGAAAAGGACGCTAAAAGATCCCAGCTGCGCCAGCTCGGGGTTCTTCATCACGTCGTTATAGTGTGCCTCAGAATAGGCGACGGTCGCCGGCAATGCCGGGTTGAACCCGCCGAGGACGCAGGCGATGTCGCGGCATTCGCTCCACGTCCGCGGCCGCACGCTCGCAACCGGGAGATCGGCGACCGCGAGGTCTCCAGCCTCGATGTCGATGAACAGGGTCGACGCCAACATCTCCGCGGGCAAGGTGCGCAAGAGCGAGGTCTTGCCGGCACCGCTGGGGCCGAGGATCACGATCTTCGGGCCGCCTTTTTCCGCGAGGCGCTGATCTGCCGTGATGATCTTCATGGCGCGCCCCCGTCGACGCCCTTCCAGCTATCGAGCACATGGCGCAGCGACTCCCGCTCGGCCTTCTCGACGACCGCGCACCGCTTCCACGCGATAGGCTCGATTTTGCGCCGGATGGCTTTCCTGACGAGCGCGCGGAGATCGTTCGGGTCCAGTGCGTCCAGTTCCCAACAGCGATCACCGTAGTTGCGAACGAACCATGGATATCGCGTGTCCCCCTTCTTGTCCGATGCCGGGAACCACGGCAGGCTGTGATGCGCCTGCGTCAAGGCGATGCGCTTCACCTGGACATGATCGCCGTTATACTTGGCGAGCCGCTCGGGAAGGTCGACCTCGGACATGAACATGCCCGAAGGGTCATAATCGCCGATATAGAGGATCATCAGCGGACGACCGTCGCAGTCTTGCGCGATGTCATAGACCGCGGTCGCGCTGGAGAAGCCGTGCATGACGCGGAAACCGATGCCGAGCTCTTCGAGCACCGGAGCGAGCACGCCGCGCACAGTGCCCTTCTCACTCACTATCAACACGCGTCGCGGCTGGTGCAGCCAGAAGTCACGGCGATAGGCCCGGCTCACGGTGCGAACGAAGGCTGGCGGATCGGCCCAGCTGGAGCATATTTCGAGTTCGCGCGTTTCATCGACAATCCAAGGCCACGGAATAGCACCCTGTTCGCGCGCCACCTTGAGCAGGCGGTACACGCGCTGCATCTCCGGATCCGCCATCGAGGGGATCAGGCCAAGGGCGAACAGCTTGTAGCCGACGCCCCGGCCGGTGATCGGCCGCGCCGCTTCGGCCGCCGCGTGCATGGCCTCGATCAGGCCGAGCGATCGCTGCGCCATGCCCCGACCTTTTTTCAAACCCGTTTCAAATTGCTCGGCACCGGTCATGGCACTGCGCGGCTCGCGATGTGTCATG